GCATAATATAGCCCAATATACATAGGAGATATACAATGGGATTAGTAAAAGGTCTTAAGGCCATGAACCAAACAATTGATCGCCCCGCTGCTTCTTCAGACGGTCCTCGCGGTCGCTGGCTAAAGTTGAACGATGGTCAGAGTGTTAAGATTAAGTTTCTTCAGGAACTAGATCCTGATTCACCAAATTATAGCGATAAGGCTGGACTAGCATTTATTGCTGTTGAGCATACCAATCCATCAGATTACCGTCGCAAGGCTCTTTGTAGCATTGAAGATCAGGGTCGTTGCTTTGGATGCGAGATGCATCGTCGCGACCCCAAGGCTGGCTGGAAGGGTCGTAGCCGACTCTACTGCAACATTCTTGTAAACGATGGCAATGAAGATCCATACGTTGCAATTTTCTCTCAGGGTACTGGCCCCAAGTCAGCCACTCCTGAGATTATCCAGTACGCTGGAGAGACTGGAAGCATCACTTCCAATACCTGGCGATTGAAGCGCACAGGAGAGCGTACCGATACAAACTACAGCATCATTCCATTACCTACTGATTCAGATCCAGTAGATATTGACGAACTAGAACTGTTTGATCTTGAGAAGATCGCAGTTCGTGACGTTCCTTACGATGAGCAAGAAGGCTTCTACACAGGTGTTTCTGGCGGAGAAGATAGCGGTTCATCATCATCAAATGTTGAATGGTAAATAGAAGATATGCTACGCTAGGGCGGTAGAAATACCGCCCTAGCAGCATTATAGGAGACAAGTGACTGATTTAGTACATCTACATGTTCATAGCCATTACAGTCTAATGGATGGCCTTTCCTCACCAGCAGAGTTATTGTCAGCCGCAAAAGATCTAGGTCAGACGGCTCTCGCTGTGACAGATCACGGCACACTATCTTCCCACCGCGATATGCAGAAGTCAGCACGCGAGGCGGGACTAAAGCCAATCCTGGGTGTAGAGGCTTATATCTCAGAGACAGATAGATTCGACAAGCGAGACATTAAGAGTCGTGACGACAATACTCAGGTATTCAATCACATCATCTTGCTTGCTAAGAATCAGGATGGGCTACAGAATCTTCAGAAGTTGTCTGAGTTGGCCTGGAATGAAGGTTTCTACCGTAAGCCACGGATCGACTTTGAAGTGTTGAGTGATTATGGCGATGGTCTTATTGTTCTCTCAGGATGCCTTAATGGTCTTATCACTAAGGCAATTCAGCGCGGGGACGAGGAGAAGGCTCGTAATATGCTCAAGTGGTTCAAGAACCGCTTTGAAGATGACTTCTACATGGAAGTTCAGCCACACAATCCACCAGAGATTAATCATTCACTACTTAATCTAGCAGATGAGTACAAGGTAAAACCAGTCACTACATCTGACTGCCACTTTGCCCGTGAAGATCAGAGGGCGGTAGAGGAAGCACTACTTATCCTGTCCACTAAGCCTAATATGAATAAGGATGCATCTTACGCATCTGGCAAGCAGATCAAGGATGTATTCGAAAGGCTTAATCATCTGTACCCAGAACGTCCTATCTCCTTTGAGGGATGGGACCTATTCATTCAGAGCCGACTAGATATTGATAGTTGGTACAAGAAGTCTGGGATTGATCGCACAGATATCTATGAAAGCACTTTAGAGATTGCAGATAAGATTGGAGAATATGAGTATTATGAGAATCTATCCCTTCTTCCTAAGCCAAAGAAGAATCCAAACACACAGTTGCGGGAACTATGTGAAAAGTCTCTCTCAGAAAGAGGATTAGAAAATGATGAGTACCGTGCCAGGTTGGACGAGGAACTTGGAGTAATTGAAGATAAGGACTTTGCTTCATACTTTCTAGTTGTTGCTGATATGATTCAGTACGCCAAGGGTGCGGATATTTTAGTAGGTCCAGGAAGAGGATCAGCAGCAGGATCTCTAGTTTGCTTCCTCCTAGGAATTACAGAAGTAGATCCTATTGAGTATGATCTACTGTTCTTCCGATTTATTAATCCAGAACGAAACGACTTCCCAGATATCGATACAGACTTTATGGACAGGCGTCGTAACGAGGTTAAGGAATACCTACGCAAAAAGTTTAAGAACGTTGCCAGTATTTCTACCTTCCAGTATTTTAAGGACAAGGGTGTTGTTCGTGACGCCTCCCGCGTGTATGCGGTGCCTCTAGGTGACGTTAACAAAGCACTAAAGGGTATTGAAACCTGGGAAGATTTTGAATCTAACCAGAATACCAGATGGTTCCGCGATAAGTATCCAGAAGTTACAGACTTGGCTAGCAAACTCCGTGGAAGAATCCGTGCAGTTGGAGTCCATGCTGCAGGCGTTGTAGTCGCGAAAGAACCAATCTCAAAGTACGCTCCGATGGAAACTAGAAGTGATGCTAATGATAAGGTTAGCGGTCGCGTTCCAGTTGTTGCTTATGATATGGAGCAGGCAGCAGACATTGGATTGATTAAACTAGATGCTCTAGGACTTAAGACTCTTTCTGTTGTAAAGGACACCCTAGACATTATTAATGATCGTCATGGAAACAATATTGATCTACACTCTATTTCATTGGATGATGAGTTAGTCTATCAAGATTTATCTAATGGATTTACTAAGGGAGTATTCCAGGCAGAAGCAACTCCTTATACTAATCTACTAATTAAGATGGGTGTGGAAAGATTTGAAGACCTTGTTGCTTCAAATGCTCTAGTGCGTCCTGGCGCTATGAATACCGTAGGCGCAGCATATATCGCACGCAAGCATGGGCGGGAGCAAATTAAATACGTCCATGAGATAATGCGTCCTTTCACAGAACGGACATATGGTGTTATTATTTATCAGGAACAAGTTATGCAGGCATGTGTCCACCTTGGAGGTATGACATGGGCAGAGGCAGATAAGGTCCGAAAAATTATTGGAAAGAAGAAGGACGCAAAAGAGTTCGATGTATTCAGGGACAAGTTTATTTCTGGGGCTACAAAGCACATTAGCAAAGAGGACGCGGAGCATCTTTGGCATGACTTTGAGGCACATGCTGGCTACTCCTTTAACCGATCTCATGCCGTTGCGTATTCAATGCTCTCGTATTGGACAGCATGGCTTAAGCATTACTATCCACTTGAGTTCATCTTTGCTATCCTCAAAAACGAGGGCGACAAGGACGCGAGAACAGAATACCTATTGGAAGCAAAGAGACTTGGACTAAAGGTTCTGCTGCCACACGTTAACGAGTCAGACATTGAGTTTAGTCTGCAAGGAGACAGCATTAGATTCGGACTCGCTGATATTAAGTTTATTAGTGAAAGTATTAGTAGCAAGTTGATTGCTGCAAGGCCATTCAAAAACTATGCAGAACTACTTGAATTTTCTCAGAAGAAGGGTAGTGGTGTAAATAGTCGTGCCATTTCAGCGCTGAATGCTATAGGTGGAGCGGCATTTGATGACAATGCTCGCACCGGAAATGAATCTGAGAATTATTATGAGTACCTTAATATTCCTAAGTTTGATGTAAAGGGACTATCTCCATTTGTTAAGTCTCAGGTTTCTCCTCTAGAAGATTTTACTGAGGATGGGTGCTATGTGCTAATGGCTATGGTTAAATCAATTAAGAAGGGGCAGGGATGGTCCAGAGTAGAATTGGTAGACGATACAGGAGCAATTGGTATTTTCCACACAGAAAATACTCAAATCGAAACAGGGAACATGTATTTCTTCCTAGTTGGAGACAATCGAATTCATCGGTATGTTACCATAGAAGATGTAGTTGACAGAAGGCCAGACCCCTTTATTGAATTCCTTTACATGGAATCTACGCTTGCTGGCGAGGGAGAGAAGTATGTTGTTGACTTCACAAACTATAAAACAAAGGCTGGCAAGATGATGGCCCACGTTATTGTTTCTAACGATGTTAAAGAAATGCAAAGACTTATTGTATTCCCTAAATTATATCCGCAAGCGCTAGGAAAGATGAAGGCTGGAACAATTGTAGACCTTCAAATTGGTAAGATGGAAGATGGAACACTAACAGTTAGGAATGTAGGATGAGTGAACAAGAAGTAGAACTAAACTTAGGAAAAGTTCTCATGGCTATTCTAAAAAGATATGGATCTGTGGAAGTAAGTCCACAATCATTGCTAGAAGAAGTAGATGAGAACTATCAATTAAGAATTGATTTTAATGACGAAACAGAGATGTTTGAAATCACACTTGAGGAGACAAATGCATCTGGATGATTTGGCGGAAAGCCTTAATGAAACTTCTGTAGAAAAAGGCTTTTGGAGTCCTATGAGTCGTATGGAATCAGAAGATAATTTTATTTTTTATGCGAAGCAACTAGCCATGATTCATTCTGAAGTTACTGAAGCGCTAGAAGCACTACGCAAAGATCAAGGTGACGAGAAGTTTGTTGAAGAACTAGCAGACATTATTATTCGTGTCCTAGATCTATGGGCTGGTATGAATAAAATGAGAGTGGCAAAGTTACCTTCAATTCACAATACCTTAAGAGATAAGGCATTGATAAATAAAGGCAGAGAAAAAATGCATGGCGTTCGTGGATGATATAATAGATATATCATGGAAGGCTACGTCCTAACAGGTATTGAAGAAGAGTATCTGTTAGTAATAAAGTCAGAAGACTACGAAACTATACTTTACTTAATAGATAGAATAGCCGCCAGCAGAAGAAAAGAATTTAAAGAGTTCGCCCTAGAATTAGAAAAGAGTTTAAATGATGATGGTCGCAGAAGAAATTCTAGCGAAACTAGATCCAAAAACAAGACAAAGAATTCAACTGGCAACAGAGGTAGACGTACAAAAACAACAAACCCCCAGCATAGGACTAAACCTAGCCCTTAAAGGTGGACTAGGATATGGCAGACAGGTCATGGTTTGGGGAAACAAGAGTGCTGGAAAGTCTTCATTCTGCCTACAAATGATTGGCGCAGCACAGAAAGAAGGAAAGACCTGTGCCTGGATTGATTCAGAGTCATCGTATTCTGCGTCCTGGGCGGAGGGACTTGGAGTTGATTCATCTCAACTTATCTATTCTCCTGCCAAGACTATAAATGACATGGTAGATGTAGGAACAAGTCTCATGACTGCTGGAGTCGATATTATTGTAGTTGATTCTATCTCTGCGCTACTCCCAGCCATCTACTTTGACAAAGATGGTGACGAACTAAAACAACTACAAGATACAAAGCAGATAGGCGCGGAAGCAAAGGACATGACACATGCAGTCAAAATGCTTAATTACGCTAATCAGAATACTCTCCTGGTACTCATCAGCCAACAAAGAAATCAATTTGGCAGTATGCACGCATCACATATCCCAACTGGAGGAATGGCCGTTAAGTTCTTCTCCAGCACGGTCATCAAACTCTGGTCATCAGAAGCAGAAGCAAACCAAATAAAGGATGAAGTTCAGGTTGGCGATAAGTTAATTCAGCAAAAGGTGGGAAGACCAGTCAACTGGATCGTTGATTACAATAAACTTGGCCCCCCAAATCTTTCTGGACAATATGATTTTTATTACCAGGGATCACATGTTGGCGTAGATAAGGTAGCAGAAGTACTAGACGTAGCAGAAATGATGGGTAAGGTAGATCGCGGCGGTGCCTGGTACACAGTACTTGGAGAAAGACTTCAGGGAAGGGCTAAGGCTGTCCAATATTTAAGAGATAACCCCCAGGCAGTAGATACATTAGAGGCTATGATTTATGGCTGAGTCATTAGAAGAATTCCTTAGTATTAAGAATGACAAAGATTACAAAAAAGTTACTGGGTCTATGGAGTGTCAAGAATGCTCTGTCATAGTAAACGATGGATATCTTTATGATGATGGATCAACTATTCAATATACCTGTAGCCAAGGTCATACTTCAGAAATTAGGATTTAATGTCTGAGGCTAACGAAATAAAGCGTGATGGAGCCAAGGGTCAAAAGAATTCAGGTCGGGGTCAGTACCAAAAAGGCGATGCTAAGTGGCACAACTTTGTAGTTGATTACAAGGAAACTGCTAAGTCAGTATCAGTAAACAAGGAGATGTGGGCTAAGATTTGTACGGATACATTTCGTGTAGATAGAAGTATGCATCCACTTCTTAAATTAATTATTGGCGAAGGTTCGTCAAAGGTTCGTTTAGCAGTAATTGAGTGGGACATTCTAGAGGAATTGGTAGAGGCTTATGAACGTGATAGAAACAGTTAGTGAAATTACAGAATTAAATGAAATATCAGAGTTCATGCAGGACCCTGATCTAGATGCCGCGATGGAACTGATAATCAAACTTATAGCAAAGCCTGATGTTCCTGCTGCTAAAGCACCAGAAATAATCACAAGGTTGCAGGCAATCGCAGCCAAGTTGCAAATAATGTCAAGGTACTACACCACCTTTGAAAAGGGGCCAGAGGCTTCAAAGAAAAAGAATGTCTACTATACTACTGCAGAAGCAGTAAATAAACTAGTAGACGCTCTCAAATATAATGCGAGGTTTGGTCTGTGAGTAAAAATGTTGTTAAGAGTTTAAAGTTTAAAAAGGTAGACGGATTTGACTATGCAGAGTTCTCTTCCTTAATTGACAAGGCTTATAATGACAGAAAGCGCGGTAAAAGGGATATGCAGAAAAAAACATTTAGCCCTAGCACCGTAGGATATGGTCATGGAAACTGCCCAAGATATTGGTTTATTGCTTTTAATGGCGAGGAGTTTGACGAGAAGTTTGACGCAACCGCAATTGCCAACATGCTTAACGGAACATACGCCCACGAAAGACTGCAGAAGATTATAGAAGAAACTGGAGTTCTTAAAGAAACAGAGCGAGAGATTGTTTCAGAAGACCCACCAATTAGAGGCTTTGCTGACGTTGTGCTGGACTGGAATGATACAGAGATCATCGGTGAAATAAAGACGACTAAGGAAGAGCAATTTATCCACCGTCAATCTTCTATGAAGCCATCCTCAAACCACCTTTTACAGATACTCACATACATGAAGGTGGAGGGAGCAACAGAAGGATTCTTGTTGTATGAGAATAAGAATACTCAAGAGATCTGTATCATCCCAATTAGCATGAATCAGCGTAACGAAAAAATAATTAATGAAACATTCGACTGGATGCGTGAAGTATACGCAATGTATACAGAAAATATAATTCCGGCTAGAGGTTTCGCTAAAACTTCTTATGCATGTGCAAACTGTCCAGTCAAGAAGCATTGCTGGGCGGCTAGAAATAATAAATATGGAGATGGCGTGGAGCAAGTTAGGACATTGGTGCCGCCCAAATGATTTGTGCGAACGATGGATGCGAAAACACTTTTGAGAAATCAACACATAATCAAAAGTATTGTTCTGATGAATGTTGTCGAATAGCAACAAATAAAAAAATTAGAGATAAGTATTATCAGGAAAGAGAAAGACTTGCTGGTAAAAAAAGAATATGTTCTGTAAAATCATGTGATAATGTTCTAAGTAGATATAATGAAACTATGACATGCAATGAATGCATTGCTAAAAATGATTCTGGAAATAGAGATGAATTGTTAAGGATTCTAAATGTCTCTCGCTAAATTAGCAAAGGTTCCAGATAGAAGAGTCTTGGGCATTGATGCAAGCACTAGGTCAGTAGCGTTCTGCCTTTTTGAAAATAAAACCCCAATCAAATGGGGTGAGGTATTTTTTGATGGCGGAGATGTTTATGAAAGAATACTAGATGCTAAGAAGAAAGTAAGGTCAGTCGCCAAGACCTTCCCATCCGACTTTGTAGCCATTGAAGCAGCCGTAATGGTAAGAAGCGCTAATACTGGATTAAAGATGGCGTATATCTTTGGTGCTATAATGGGTGAATTGATCGATGATGGAAGAAAGGTTGTTGAGGTTCATCCAATAACTTGGCAGTCGTTTATAGGAAACAAAAATTTTACTAAGGCTGAAAAGTTAGATATACAAAAAAAATACCCAGGTAAAACAGCAAACTGGTATAAAGCCAAAGGTAGAGAGATAAGAAAGCAAAAGACTATAGACTTCTGCAAGGAATTAGGGGTATCTGTAGAAAGTGATAACGTTGCTGATGCCTGCGGAATTGGATGGTATGCAGCAAATAATATGGTGAGATAAATGAAATTATATGAAGATATAAATTGGTTAAAGAAAAGATATGTAGCAGAAAAAAAGACTACTCAGCAAATGGCTAAAGAGGCGGGATGCTCTCATATGACTATCCAAAGAGCATTAGAAAAGTATGGACTTATTAAAAATCAAAGAAAGTGGACTAAGTGATTCCTAAAAAAATTTGGCAGACGTATAGAACAAAATATTCTGAACTGCCTGATTACGCAAAAGAGGCTACTGAGACTTGGATAAATAAAAATCCAGAATGGGAGTATAACTATTTATCAGACTCAGACGTTATGGACTTTGTTAAAGATAATTTTGGATATGAATGGGTAAGTATCTTTAATTCATGTCCGGTTGGAGTTATGAAAGCAGATATATGGAGAATAATGACTCTATATGTTAGTGGTGGGATGTACACGGACCTTGATACAGTATGTCATGTTCCCATAGACACTTGGATTAAAAATGTTCCTAATAAAAGAGTTATTTTAAATGCGGAGCATGAAATTCATATTCAACAATGGACATTTCTGTCAGAAGATAGCCATCCTCTTTTTTCTTATATGCTAGAAAATATAGAAAAGGCTTTTCATAATCCAGACTACTCAAACCCACATTTTGTCCATGCAATGACTGGTCCAGGTATATTTACTAAATCTATCTTGGACTTTCTTGATATGTGGGAGCCAGCAGATCATGTAGATGGAGATATTTATATGAGAGATGGATATGCGAAATTGCATTTACATAAGGTAAACTTTATTGAAGACGTTGATAAAATTAATAATTTAACATCATCTATAGAAAATGGAATTTTTATTGTTCCTTCTCATAGATTTTTCCATAATGAAGTATCTTCACATTTGTATGGAAGTCAGGTATGGGATGACGGTCAGTACGCACAATGGATATTTGAGAGGGATAAATATGCAAACTAAAACTATTTATGATAATAGACTTGGTAATTTAATTTTCCCAGATTATGATCACACAATATCTGGATTAATTACACAGCATGGAACATGGGAGCCAACTGAGCAAGCATGGATAGAAAATAATGTTTTTAATAACAGCATAGTTTATAATTTAGGTGCTAATATTGGGTATCATTCTTTCGTAGCATCAAAAGTACAAGGTGGTACTGGTAGGGTTATAGCAGTAGAGCCATCAAAAGATCTATGCAACTTAATAGAATTAAATTGTAAAAATTTAAATATAAGTAATGTAGAGACATTTAATTTTGCAATAACAGATAGAAACGGTCAAGATGTTATTTATTACTCAGAAAATAATTGCGGAGACAATAGAGTATCTAATAAAAATGCTGGGAGCAGGAGTGAAATAATCAACTGCCTTACAATGGATAAACTTATTGATAAGGTAGGCGACTACCCAGACATTATTATTATGGACATACAGGGCTGGGAAACTAATATTATAAACCAATTAGGTGAGCCAGAAAAAAATATCAAAATATTATTTGAGTTCACTCCTAACTTTATTCTTGAGATGGGTTGGGATATTAAAAAACAAATTTCTAATATAGAAGACCGTGGGTGGGTAATTAAAGATATTCTAGGTAATCCTACATCTCTTTATAAATTATATGAAGAATATATGGTTGATAGTACGCCAGAAAACTATTTTGTTAATCTATCTGCTGAATGGAATAAATAAATGAATTATGTTGATCCATTAGATACACTAAGAACTACAAACCCTGACGCCAAGTTTCATCCAGTTAATAATACTGAAATGTCTATACTAGATGTTTGTAATGAAGTTGCCGATCTTTTAATAAGAAAAAATAGAGCATATGGAAATTCTGCACTAGAACCAGTAAGAATATTTTCTAAGTCAGATGAAAAAGAACAGTTAAGAGTAAGAATAGATGATAAACTAAGTAGATTTGCTAAGGGTAAAGAATTCCCTGGTGATAATGACATTGACGACTTAATAGGTTATCTGGTATTATTAAAGGTAGCACTAAGGAATAACTGGAGATAGAATGCCTCTTTACACTTATTCATGTATCAACTGTGATAGTGACGAAGAAAGACTAGCAAGCATTTCAGCACGGGACGAACAAAAGTGTGCGGGATGTGGCTATAGTTTAATTAGATCTATTGATCGTCCAGGTATGGTATGGAGTCCCACCCGCAACGGTGGATATTCACTCTAAGGAGATATAATGCCTCGTCAGAAAAAAGTTTATGAGTACGTTCCTTACAGCATGAATCCAGATATCACAGTATATTATGAACTGCCCTTCATGAAAGATGTAATTAAGCCAGGTGACCAGATTAAGTTTAAAAATATTAAGTCTCTATACACCTTTATACATATGGCACACAATGAAAAGTTAGATGTTACTTGGATTGATTGTCGGGATAGCGCTACTGGAGAGTATAGATCATTTTATGTAGACCGTCTAAAAACTGTAGTTAGGGCTAAGAAGAGCAGAAGGAAGAAGCAACTTGTCAGAGATTGAACTAACTAGTTCATTTGATCAAATGAATCTGGTAGTAGAAGAATTACTCAAGGGTAAGAATCCAACGGACATATCTAAGTTCCTTGGAATTAAAAGATCACAAGTTTTAGAGCATATCGATACCTGGCGTGAACTGGTATCTGGAGATAGTAGAATTAGAGAGCGAGCCAAGGAAGCCTTGGCTGGTGCTGATCAGCATTACTCTATGATAATTCAGCGTGCATGGGAGACTGTAGACCAGGCAGATGCAAATCAACAGTACAACACAAAGGCCAGCGCTCTAAAAATGATCGCTGATGTTGAGCAAAAAAGAATTGACATGCTCCAGAAGGCGGGTCTTCTAGAGAATAATGAAATGTCTGCCCAACTTCTAGAGACAGAGCGTAAGCAAGAAATTCTCATGAGTATTCTAAAGGAAGTAACTTCCGAATGTAATCATTGCAAGATGGAGGTCGCTAAAAGATTATCAGAGGTTACGGGCAAGGTAGAACCAATTGATTGATTTTAGTGACTTTATAGAAGCACTTGACGATGACAAGTTTGAGGAAACTCCAGCCACGATAGAGGAGTTTGTTACTGACAAGAAGTACCTAGACTTGCCTCCTCTTTCAGAATATCAATACAAAGCCATTAAGTCTATGACGCAAATTTATGATAAAGACACCCTAACTAAGTGGCTTGGAGAAGAAGAAGGAATAAAAAGATGGAACCAGACATGCAAGGAAGTGATTCTTCAGATAGGGAAAGGCGGGGGGAAGGACTTTATCTCTACTATAGGGTGTGCCTATGTTGTCCACCTCTTATTGTGCCTTAATGATCCAGCAAAGTATTATGGAAAACCACCAGGCGATTCAATTGACATTATTAACATTGCTATTAACGCTGTTCAGGCGAATAGGGTTTTCTTTAAAGGATTTAAGCGCATCGTTGAAAAGTCTCCCTGGTTTCAGGGTAGATACATTCCAAAGGCTAATAGTGTTGAATTTGACAAAGAAATAACTGTTCACTCAGGACATTCAGAAGCAGAGTCGTGGGAGGGTTACAACGTACTCCTTGCCATCCTTGACGAAATCTCAGGATTTGAATTAGAGAATACTACAGGAAGGCAAAGTCCCAAAACATCTGCGGCTATCTATAAGATGTATAGAGCATCTGTCAACTCTCGCTTCCCAGACTTTGGGAAAGTTATCATGCTTTCCTTCCCAAGATTTAAGAATGACTTTATTCAACAAAAATACAATGACGCAGTAGCAGAAAAAGAAACTATAGTTAAGTCACATAGTTTTAAAATTGATCCAGACTTACCAGATGGACATGACGGTAATGAATTCACAATTGAGTGGGAAGAGGATCATATTATTTCCTACGCTCTTCCACATATATTTGCTCTTAAAAGACCTACCTGGGAGTTTAATCCAACAAGAAAAATTCAAGACTTCACCATTGCTTTCTATGACGACCCACTAGATTCTCTTATGCGATTTGCATGTATGCCACCAGAAGCAACAGATGCATTCTTTAAATCACGCGAAAAGATCGAAAAGGCTTTCAGTAATCCTAAGTTTGCAGTAGATAATAGTGGAAGATTTTCAGAATGGTTTAAGCCAGAAGAAGGCCGTCAGTATTTTTTACACGTTGACTTGGCCCAAAAGCATGATAATTGTGCTGTGGCTATGGCTCATGTTGAGGGCTATGTACAGATGAAGATTGCTGGCACAATGACAGAGGCAGCCCCTAGGGTTATCGTAGATGCTGTAAGATATTGGCAGCCAACATCAACTACTAGTGTGGATTTATCTGAGGTAAAAGATTATATAATTGATTTAAGAGAAAGAGGATTTAATCTAGGTGTAGTAACATTTGACCGATGGAACTCTCACGATATGATGCAGCAACTAAAGCATTATGGTATTAATACAGAACTATTATCAGTTGCTAAAAAGCACTATGAGGATATGGCTCTTCTTATAACAGAGGAAAGAGTCTATGGCCCAGAACTTAAATTACTAATAGATGAATTATTGCAATTAAGGATACGCGGTGACAAAGTTGACCACCCCAGAAAAGGCAGCAAGGACTTGGCTGATGCCGTATGTGGCGCGGTTTATAATGCGATTGCTCGCTCTAGAAGAGATGCGCTACAAGAAATTCAAGTCTATTCGTACGATATGCTTGAACAAGACAGCGAAGAAGAGTTAAAATTAAGGATGGGCAGGAAAAGAAACAGCGAACTTATTATCCCACCCGCTCTACAAAATGCTATTGACAGCATGGAAATAATTTAATATAGTAGTTGTTACGGGGCGGTGGCCAAGTTGGTGAAGGCGTCACTCTTATAAGGTGAAGATCGTGAGTTCAAGTCTCACCCGCCCTACGATTACAGATGGCATATCTTAGGATGGTGTAGTTACATACAAATATCCCGTTATAGCGAGTCTGCCGTTGAGTGCGTTGAATTCGTTTCTAGCGTCTTTCGTGCAAAAAGGATTCGTCGCCATCTGTAATCCCACGGGATGTGGCGCAGTTTGGTAGCGCACTTGGTTTGGGACCAAGGGGCCGGAGGTTCAAATCCTCTCATCCCGACATGGCATATATGTATTTAGTGTTAGTAGTAACAGTAATCCTACTGGGTATGGTTATTGTTCTATTTTTTAATGCCTATAAAAAGAATAAAGAAGTAAAATATTTAAAAGATATAATACTTGAAAAAGATACACAACTATCATACTATGAAATTGCTACAGATAAATATGATGAAAAAATTGTGAAATTAAATAAGGAATTGAAAAAGACTAGGGAAGATAACGTTGCCCTAGTTGAGAAGATTACTAAAATAAATTCACAATTTAAGAATGTAAAAGAATATTTAAATAAAAACTGATATAATTAGTATATGGAGGACTCCATGGAAACTGAAGTTCAGGAAGAAGTAAGAGTTCTTACCAAGATGGACATGTGTGATGCTCCTAAGTGTCCCGCCCAGGCTTGGGTAATAGCAAAGTTTGTTACAGGGGAGTTGTACTTCTGTGGACACCACTTTGATAAATATGAAGTTAGTATTATTCGTGACGCTTACGATATTGTAGATGAAAGAGAATTTATCAATGCTAAATCAGAATCTTCTGCTTAGTAAAAAAGATAAA